ACAGACACTTGCTGAACAACAAGCAGGAGCAGGACCAGTTTCATTATTTAACGAAGACTTTGTATCAGCGGTGACTGGTACAGACATTCTAGTTGATACAGAGAGTGGTGCAAACGTCACACGAATTACTTCAACCACAACAGACTTTACAGATATGACTGGACTGGTTGCGGGTGACTTTATACGTGTTACTGAAAGGGTGTCAGGGCAGAATCTACGAACGTTTGATACGTTTGAAGTTGTGTCTGTGGCCACCAACACAATTGATGTAGTGGATGTGGCGTCAAGTACCCTTGTCCAACAAAATATTATTGATACGACAGGTGACACGATCACGGTTGAAAAGATAGACGCATCATATAACTTTTCGGTTGCGAGTGGAGAAGTCGTTGATATTCTGTTGTTCAGAGTAGGCAGTTTGCCAATACTTTTATTGAATCAAACTATCTCATCTACAAACAACAGTTTCCCCGTATCACAGTCACTAGATAGAAATTTTGAAGTATAAATAGAATGATAACAACCGAATTTAACAGGATCTAAAATGACAGGCGAAAAGAGATATACTAGGATACCACCGGAGAGTACTGGGGATCGTGTGTACATGGTACATACTGCCGAAATAGCATTTACCGCAGGTGGTACTTTCACTGGTCATACTTGGCAGATTGGATCAAGGTATTCCGTTGCCGATTTCGGTATGGTTCACGTTCACGGTGTATATGACAAGGGCGATGGAACTGGTATTTTAGCAGTACACTACAATCAATCAGCAAAGTTTGAAAATACAGTTCCTGCTGTCGGTAAAACAATAACAGCACCGGACGGTGTAACCAACGTAGGTACAGTCGCTGAAGCATACGATGTTTATATTCCAGCACAAAACATTATGGGTTATGATAATCCAGATTACGGTCTCGATGTCGATGCATACGGATCCGCACAAATTACTTTTGATGAAGGTGCCCCTCAGTTAGATGCTTTTGGTAAACTTAGAACGTCAGGAGCAACCCACTTAGGCGAATATGTTTATTCATCACCCGACGAACTATACGAAAACTTTTCTCTCACTTATCTAAACAGAGGAGCAAGATCCATTCGGACTGCTGCCATTGAACACAATAATGTAGGCAAATACATTGAAGTAAAAGTTAAAACCGAACAAGACTTTGCGGCAGCAACATCTAATACATATCATCACTATATTCCGGGCTCTTCGCATTTGTTTATGGGGACGATGTTAGTTGATTCTCTGGCGGCAGGTCCTTTGAGCATCACAAATCACGGTAACAGTGGTTGCGAAAGATCATTTGGAATGTTTGATGCTCAAAACGGTATGATGTTTACAGTTGGTCCTACGGGCGTATTGTATCTTGTTCGTAGGTCTTCAGTTTCCGGAACAAAGAAAGATTATATTCTTGCTTCATCAAATACTGCTGACGGACTTCCTAACTTCAATGGTGATTTAGTAAACGGTAGTCTTGGAGCGGCAAATAAAAGTCAGTTAAATTTAGATGTAACAAAAGACAATATTTACTGGATTGATGTGCAATGGCATGGTGCGGGTCGTATTCGATTTGGCACCTTTTATCAGGGTCGAAGAGTAGTTATTCACGAATACTATCACGGTAACACATATACAGAACCAATGACTCAGACTGCATCACTTCCTGTGTGTCATTTTAATGGCTATTTAAGTGATTCGGAAATGCAAGATCATGCTGTATACGGTGACGGAAGTGGTACTGGAGGTGGGTATGGCAGTTTACCTGCTGGATTAGTTCGACTCGGACTTACAGAGTCAAGACCTTCTGATGCTAATTTTGTTTATATAAGATCTTATAGTGGATCGGTGTGGACTGAAGTCGATATCAATTTGCAAAGTTTGGGTAGACCAAAGGTTTACACCACTGGTCACTTGCCCGTAGACGGAATTGGATTTAGACCTTTGTTCACTTTATCACCATCAGAATTATTAGCCGATGGCACATCTGTTGATCATAGTATTTTTATTCCTACTAAGATCACCGCATACGCTTATGATAACGATGCAACCCCTGATTCAGCAAGCAAAGGAGCAAGTCGTAACGCAATTGTTCATTTTAGAGTAGGTGTTAACAGTGTTCACTCTGGGCACGATTTCGCAAGAATCCCTGGCACAAACTTCGAAGTTTCTACTGCTGGTACTTCTTTTGAGGACACCAATAAACCAGGCAATACAAAGAAAATCGAATTCGAAGATATGTTTAATGGTCAATTCACAGATGTTTTAACTGATCGTTACATCAATTTGCAATATGGTTCATATAAAAATTCTCCAGATGATGGTGGTATTGCTGAACATATTATTACTGGTATTCAAAACAACATTGCAACAGCAGGAGTGGGTGCGGCAGTTGACGCAGTTGGTAACAGCACTACACTTTTACTAGACGATCAAGATATTACTTTAACAACTGATGGTCAATTAGCGGCATATGGAACTGAACTTACTGTAACCGATGCTTCTGGTGTTGTTGTAGGCGGTGGCATCATTGCAGTTGATGGGGATAACACTCCATACACTGCCGATGGCACTACCGTATTAGCAGTCGTTGGAAACGTAATTACACTGAGTAAAAACATTCAGAATACTGCACTACCGACTGCCACTAGTGTAACACACACTAAACTAATTGAAGGTGCGGCAATCACAGGACCAAATATTACCGCTGACACTGCTATTAAAAAGGTAGTGAGTGGCACAGAAGTAACATTGTCTCAGGCAACCACAGGCACTTTTGCTGGAACAGAAACATTCACAATGACCAGACCAGCAGTTGTTACTATTGATCCTGCTGATGCTGGTAATAAACCTCAGATATCAGACCGATGGGTTTTACGTGAACCAGAAACTGCTACGTTCCCATTGAATATAAGTGTAGCAGACGGTGCATTACATTTACATGGTGTATCTGGTACAGGGACTAATCCATTTCCAAGAACGTGTTTTATCAAGATCGTTAGTTTGACTAAGGCATATCTCTATGCTGATAGAAATTTGACTCAACCAATAGACACTACTGCTTTCACATATGGTAGTGGCGGGGTTATTCATGGGTTCGTAGGATCACGTATTACATTTACTTTCTTTGGACACGAGCAAATCAAGGACTTCTCAGATCCACGAGTGATGTTTAGTATTGCTTGGAAAGAGATCGTTCAGTAAGATGCCTAGTATAGTTTTCAACTATGGTTCTTGGTGGAACTGGGAAACTGCCGCAGCAGGCGGTCATCCTAACCAAAAAGTATCATTTGATGGCGCTAACAGAAACATTTATGTTGCAGAAGGGGTCACAGAGTTAAACGTTAAAACTGATTTGTATTCTGCTTGGAAAGAGTGGTCGCAGTTTTCAACAGAATCGCCTCCTCCTATTGTATGGGCAAAGGCATTTACTGCTGTTGGTGGTGACCCAATTACTGAAAGTCAGGATCTAGGTACTACTTTCTTCTTAGAGAACGGTTGGAGAATACAACCTACTCCTAACGGAACATCCTACACATTGACTATAACAGGTAACCTATATACTAGAGAAGCCGGTGAAACACCGTTTCGATTTGCGAACGGTGTTTCGGTGTCGTTGGTTAGATCCAACATTGTTGAATTGATTACGGTAGAAGCACTTGCTGTTGCGATTACACCAGCCGATGTTACTGCGATTGCGAATGCCGCCGCTGATCAGGTCTGGGACGAAACGCTTTCAGAACACAAAACTGCTGGTAGTACAGGCAGAAAACTTAATGATAACTTGAAGAAAACATCTTACATAGCGAGGATATAAAATGAGTGAAGTAGAACAACAATCAGAAGTTGAAGTAATTGATCAGGGAGTACAGGGCGAAGTAGGCACTGTTACTGGCGATGATGTTGATCTTGAAAAAAATGATATTAATGATTTTCTTGATGCAATCGCAGCCAAAGACTTCACAAAAGCCACTGGTCAGTTTGACGACATGATTAGTGATCGTCTTCAGACGCAGTTGGACCAAGCAAAAGCCAAGATTGCTGGTCAAATGTACAATAATGAGCCAGAAGAATCAGACGAACCTGTTGAAGATTAATTTTGTATAAATAATAGTTATGAAATCTTTTAAAAACATACGAGAAAAAAAGATGCCTGCTGGAGATCATGTCTACCAGAATAAGGTTAATAAACATACCGTAATGATTCATAAAGATAACAAAGGGTTCTCCGTTTATATTGACGGCGATAAATTAGACACCTATAAGTCCCAGAAAGAGGCTGAAAAGATGGGTGTCATGTTTGCTAAGGAAATGTAAATGAAATTGATGGCAGAATATATTGATCAGTCCATTGAGACAGTGATCACAGAAGCCAAAGATGGTAAGCCTAAGTCGTTTGCTATTGAAGGTGTGTTTGCACAAGCAGAACAAAAGAATAGAAATGGTCGTATTTATCCTCGTCCTATTATGGAAAAGGCTGTAGATAAGTACGTTACCGAGCAAGTGTCACAGAAGCGATCAGTCGGTGAGTTAAATCATCCCGAAGGTCCTACTGTGAATCTTGATAAAGTTTCTCACCTCATTACTCAACTGGAATGGAAGGGTAATGATGTTGTTGGAAAGGCACAAATTTTGGATACTCCTATGGGTCAGATTGTAAAAGGTCTTCTCGAAGGTGGCGTTCAACTAGGCGTGTCAACTCGTGGTATGGGTAGTCTTGAGAGTAAAGGTGGTGCCAATTATGTACGTGACGATTTTATTTTAAATACTGTTGATATCGTACAAGATCCCTCCGCTCCAGCCGCATTTGTCAATGGCATAATGGAAGGCGTAGAGTGGGTATGGAATAACGGCATTATCCAACCTCAAGTAATTGAAGAAATGGAGACAGAAATTAAAACTGCTCCGAAAAAGCATCTTTACGAGACGCAGATTCGTGAGTTTAAAAATTTCCTCTCGTTGCTCAAATCAAACTAATAAGGAGTCATTATGTCTGAAGAAAATTTAGACCTTGAACTTCACGATGAGGACAACCAAGTCGAGGAAGGTCACGATATGAAAAATGCTGAAGCGCAAAGCGTAGCATCTGTAGCGGCAACATCTGCTTCTACAAAGAAAGCGGCTAAACGTAAAGGCGACAAAGACGGCAAAGACGAGCCTGCACCTCAGGGCAATACGCCTAAGGCAAAGGCATCAATGGTTAACGCTGGTTACAAAATGATGGCATCAATGAAGAAAGAAGACCTTGAGGCTCTTCTGGATCAAATGGGTGTTGAAGAGATCACTGAAGAAGAAGAAGAATTTGCGGAAGCATCTTACGATTTTTCTGACGAACTCAAATCATTGGTAGAAAGCGAAGCCACTTTATCAGATGAGTTCAAAGCGAAAACTGCTGTTATCTTTGAAACTGCTATCAAATCTAAAATCTCGGAAGAAGTTTTACGATTAGAAGATGAATATCAATCTCGCCTTGAGGAAGAACTTGAATCTACACGTTCTGATCTCGTGGAGAAGGTTGATTCATATCTCAACTACGTAGTTGAACAATGGATGGACGAGAACAAACTCGCTGTGGAGACTGGTCTCCGCACTGAAATCGCTGAAGGGTTCATGAACAGTCTTAAGGATCTGTTTATTGAGTCTTACATTGATGTTCCCGAAACCAAGGTTGACTTAGTTGATGAACTTGCAGAAACCGTTCAAGAGTTGGAAGCAAAACTCAACGAACAGACAGGTACTGCAATTGAAATGTCACAACAGTTAGAAGCCTTTCAACGTGATACAATCGTTCGCGAAAGTGCGCGTGACATGGCGGAAACTCAAGTAGAAAAGTTAAAGTCATTAGTAGAATCATTAGACTTTGAAGATGAAGAATCTTTCACTGCTAAGGTCAAGACTGTTAAAGAGTCTTACTTTAAGAAAGAAATCACCGAAGAAGTCGCTGATGAAACTATTGACGATTGGTCAGAAGACACCGCAGAAGTTTCATCTGCTATGTCTCAGTACCTTACAGCAATCAAAAAATCTAACAAATAAGGAGTATCTCTATGGAATCGTATGATCGATTAGTAGAAAAATGGTCTCCAGTACTGAACGAAGAGTCTGCTGGTAAAATCAGTGACTCACATCGTCGTAGCGTAACTGCCGCGGTACTTGAGAACCAAGAAAAAGCCCTCTATGAGCAGGGTATGATGAACGAAGTTGCGGCTAATGCGGCTGGTAACGGTCTTTCCGGAAACGACGGTGGCACAGGTGCCGCTACTAACTGGAACCCAATCTTAATCGCTCTTGTACGCCGTGCAATGCCTAACTTGATGGCATATGACGTATGTGGTGTACAGCCTATGACTGGTCCTACGGGCTTGATCTTCGCTATGCGTTCACAATACAAGACGCCTAAAGTTGGTGGTGGTGCGGCAGGTACTGAAGCACTCTTCAACGAAGCACAAACTACTTACTCTGGCGACAGTGTACATGACGAAGCAAACGCTGGTTCACACAACTCTCGTGGTCCTTCAGGTTTGGTTGGCGCGGCTGACGGTGCAACGTCTGGCGTTCAAGACTCAAGTCTTGTTGACTCAGAAGGTTTGTTCGTACCTAGCGTAGGTGTTGGCATGTCAACTGCTACTGCTGAAGCACTCGGAACTGGTGCTGGTGCAAACACTTTCCATGAGATGGGTTTCTCAATTGATAAGACCAGCGTTGTCGCTAAGTCACGCGCATTGAAAGCAGAGTACACTCTGGAACTTGCGCAAGATCTTAAGGCAATCCACGGTCTTGACGCTGAAACTGAATTGGCAAACATTTTGTCAACTGAGATTCTTGCTGAAATCAACCGAGAAGTTATCCGAACTATCAACAGCCAAGCGAAAATTGGTTCACGACAGGCTGGTATCCAGACTGCTGGTATCTTTGACCTCGCTACTGACGCCGATGGTCGTTGGTCAGTTGAGAAGTTCAAGGGTCTCTTGGTTCAATTAGAGCGTGAGTGTAACGTCATTGCTAAAGAAACTCGTCGTGGTAAGGGTAACTTCATCATCTGTTCTTCAGATGTTGCGACTGCCTTAACTGCCGCTGGTATGCTTGACTACTCACCTGCACTCAACACTTCTTTGAATGTTGACGACACAGGTAACACGTTTGCTGGTGTTCTTAACGGACGCACTAAAGTTTACATCGACCCATATGCGGTTGCTGACTATGTAACTGTTGGTTACAAAGGCACCAATCCTTATGACGCTGGTGTATTCTACTGCCCTTACGTACCTCTTCAGATGGTACGTGCAGTTGGTGAGAATGACTTCCAACCACGTATCGGGTTCAAGACTCGTTATGGCATGGTAAGTAATCCTTACTCAGAAGGCGGTTCTCAACTGAACGAAGGTCTGGGATCGGCTCGTCAAAATCAATATTACAGGATCTTTAGGGTCGATAATATCCTCGCTTAATATTGACAATAAAAAGAGTCACATTAGTGATCATTTTGAGGGGAGACTTTTAGTCTCCCTTTTTTTTTTGTCTAACATTAACACA